TTAGAAGTTTTCAGCTAAAAAACTCACCCCCTGAGCTAATAAGTTGGTTGCGTTGGTAGATTGATTCAAATCCCCAACAAACTTTAAGGCCGCATTTTGCAGCTGCTGCATTGCTTGCCCGAATGTAAGAGGCATTTCTTCAAATTGCTTGTTGATTTTCTTAGTTGAGCCACTGATTGCTTTAAAAAGTAATTCCGAGGTAATTAAGCCTTCAGACGCCAGTTTTTTCACTTCAGCTCGACTTTTCCCCATATATTCCGCGACTACATCAAGAATAATCGGCGCGGTTTCCGCAATTGTTCTAAATTCATCACCTTGTAAACGCCCCGAGCCAAGCGCTTGTGATAATTGCATTAAAGCACTGGCTTGCTCTTGCGCACCAACACCACCCACTGCCATTGCTTTGTTAATGGTTTCAGTAAACTGCAATGCTTGCTGTTGCGATACGCCGTAATCCTTCAAGGCTCGTGATGTTCGAATATAGAGCTGTGTTGTTGATTCAAGACTGGAACGCGTACGTTGAGCAATATTAAATAACTCATTTTGCACCTTATTTAACTCTGCCAATGAACCTGTCACAAATTTCACTTGAGCGCGCAGGGATTGCATTGTGTCAGCCATTTGTAAGAACCCTGAGAGGCCTTGAATGCCAATCCCTAACGCCATTAAGCGTTTCAATACGTTCACAGCAAGGCTTAGAGAGTTAACGGCTTTTTCCGTTTTTTGTGATACTTGCTCAACACTACGTAAATCGCGATTTGCGCGAGATATACCATTAGTTCTAATCTCAATGGCAAGAGTGGCTATATCTGTCATAAATTATCCTTGTTTCATTAGGCTACCACCTCTTTAAATTCACAAGAGATTGTCCAGTGGCTCTCTTTTTGCTCAATGTCCCATTTTGAACATTTGAATTTACCTTGCGTGGAGTGGTAAGGGGACCACAAAAAAGCCTTATACCCTTCGTGACGGTCTAAAAAGGCTTCAATTTGTTGCATTTGATTTATATCTCCACTAAATGTAAGAGAGTAGCTTCGTAGATTGTGGTTTAACCCTTGTTTTAGACGTTGTTCGTAGCCATCGCCGAAAGTAATGGTTTTGACTTTTGGCTCTTTGCTTAATTTCATTCCCCAGTTTGGAGCAAAGGTAAAGGTTTCCATTCGCCACCTATTCATTTTGAATATTAAGAAAAACCAAATCGATCCGTTTCAATACATCAATCTCCCACATCGAAAGGCGAGTTTGATATAACTGCGACCACGCTACAATTTCGCTGTATGTAATTGGATTTAATACCATTCCAGCCTGACGAGAAAGAGATAGCTGCTGAAAGATCACAAGCAAATGCTGTACTGCCAAATTAGGCTCCGGATTATCCAGCTCTTCAGGTGTAGTGCCTGTTTGCTCAGCAATTGCTTGTAAATGCTCTCTCAGCGTACTGTTTGATTCTTTTGGTTTCTTATCTAGTTTAAATTCCTGCTCCGCATAGCGAAGCAAGTCATCTATTAGCTCACCAAGAACTTTCCCAAATCATTGGACTGCTCAAGCACTTGCTCAATAATCCAATCACATTGTTCTAGCACCATTCGGGCATTTTCAGGCGTAAACGGTAAATCTTTTTTATCGCCCCATTCGATATTTTCCCATCCGACAATACGACTGATTGCAAGTTCAACTGATTCTTCACGAATTTCGTCCAACTCTTTGATTTTCGGTTTACGACTACGAGCGTTTTCAAACTCTTGCTTTTGAGCCAGCCGCATCTGTTTAGCGACAAATTTTTGCGCTTGATCGCTTTTCGCGCTTACTACGCTAACATAAGCTCCCAATCCTTCGCCTGTGACAGGGTGTAGTAATTCAAAACGGTGTGATTCTGACAAGTTACCTTGTGAAAGATTTTGTAGGTTCATTTAAATTTCCTTAATTGTTGAAAATAAAAAACCTCAACTATTGCTAGTCGAGGTTTGATTTATTTGGCTTAGATTAAGCCAATGTATCTTGTACAATCATTGTGGTTGCTACTTTTAATATGTCATCAATTTGGCTTCCCCTATCGTACACCTCTGGGAAAGCATCAAAATTCAATGTTTGGATGATATTTTTTGCTCCATCATCCGTATCAATAGATGTGAGCTTGATACCCGGTAAAATGATTGATACGTAATCGCTGTTAGTGGCATCTTCTGCGTCCATCCGCAATTCAAGAGAAAGCGTTTCTCCACGACGAATAGCATCAAACATTTTCTTATCTTGCATATAGATAGAAAATGAGCCACTTACTGCAACGGTGCCGATAAATACATCAGGGGCGTATCTTGCACCTAATACAGGCTCACTAGACGCATTTAAGTCAATGTCAAGCTTAAAGCCAGTCACAAGTCCTAAAGGTTGCTTATTAAACAATAACTTACCCGTTACACCAGCGAGCTTGCCTGATTGGTTGATGTTGGTTGGAGAAGTAAAATAAGGCGTGGTTCCTTCTTCACTTCGTTGACCTAAAAATCCGACACTAATTGAAGCAATACCATTAGGTTGTACATTAATACTAATCTTAGATACTCTGCAACCTAAATACACGCGACTAACACTGACGTCTTGGAAAAAATCTTCAATAGTGAATGAGTCTGTGGTGTGATTGTTTTGTGGTACAACTAAGATTTTCCCTTGTTTTTCACCACTACCTTTCGTTGTTTTCTTGATAATAGGAGCTTTCGCTTGAGTGGTGAAATTTCCGCGTAATACTGCGGCTAAAAAGGCTGACCATTGACCAGCGGAAAGTTCCCCTTTCAATTCTCCTTCTACCTTCTCAAAACCTGTAATTGATGCTGCACGTTGCATATCATCACGCATTTCTTGAGATTGAAAAGACTCAAAACTGGTATCTAATGAGCTTTCTATGCGAGGAAGGATTTTTGCTCCTGTGTGTGTAGCTTTAGTACCAAATTGGGTTTCTTTGGCGAAAACGATCGTGCGTTTCGTGCCTTGTGCGTTTGTTGCCATGTTGTTTCTCCTTTAGAGTTCATAGGCAGTAAAATTAATAGTTACTGGTAGCGCAAGAATGTTGTCATTCAGATAAGTGCCACCTATTTGTGGTGGCGAGTGGATAACCACTTGAACACCTTTTTTAGCAAAAGATTTGCCATAAAAATGCTGTCTTATTTGATTAGCTCTTTCTTCAATTTCTAACGTTCCTCTCCCTGATTGGTAGTAGAGTGTGACCTGTAAAAAGCCCGTTTCTTGTGATTTAGGTTTATCGCTGATCGCACTTGTAAGAGAACTTGAAATATTCAGAAAAACACTTTGGTAAGGCAGATTAGGTTCGCTTCCCACACCTTCCCAAACTGTTTCTATATCGTCATTTATTTCAGATAAATGCCCTTGTAAAATGGCTCTAATCTTCATTTTCATCAGCTAAACTTCCCTTGATTACTATTAAGCCAAGCAATCATTTCTTGAACAGTAATACGTACCATCCCCTGTGGAGCCTGAGTAGAAAAACCATTTTCAGTTTTAGGTCCGCCAGGTTTTGGATATAACCCATACTCAAGCATTGGAGCATAAGCTTTATCAGTAGCAATAATGATTGTGTCTCCAAACTTGGCAGTATTAAGCACAGAAGTATCGCCATTGTAATTCTGCGGCATTCCATTAACACTTACTGTCCAGCTTGCCCTTAACTGCCCCGTATCTACTGGTGTTTTCTGTTTTACTTTTTCATACGTTTCAATCCCAACTTTTCTCAGAACGAGATCCGCCTTATTGCCGAGCTTTTCTCTGAATTTTGCTATATCAATAACAAAACTTCCCATTTCACCCCCCTACCCGTCTCGCTTGGCATTGATAGAGAATTATTGTGCTAGATGGCTTGATTGGTTGGAAATTAACAATGGTCCAAACTTCGTTATTCACTGCCACTCTTGCATTTAAGGTAGGGCTAGCCTCTGCTGTAAGGTAAAGTAAAACATCTCCTCGCTTAACCATTGATGCGCTGCTGTTGGTTTCATGGCGAGGAAAATCATAGGCAAGATTATCAAAAAGACAAAAAGCTTTATTTTCTACTGTTATTCCAGTGTCAACGCTTCCTGTTTCTGGATCGTACTCACCTTTTTTTTCAATTTTCACCACACACGGAGAGCCAAATTTTTTTATGAGTGATGATGAAATGTTTTTTAGCCTACCGTACATATCACCCTCTTAACATTCTAGCCTTGCCGCCACCTTGGCTTTTATCCAAATAGGTATCAAGAATGCTCTTTACATATTCAAAGCGGTTACTTGCGTTACCTGATACTGGGTTTTTCTCGAAATTCACCGAAAGAGGACCAACACGAACGCTAGACATTTCACTATCTGGATTTTCATTCAGATTCTCGTAAAGAGCTAACTCAAATACGGCGTATTTGACCGAAGTTGGAATGCCTTTACTATCAGTCCCACCAGTATTAGTGCGAGGAAATGCTCGAAGTTGTGATGGATCTGCTTTTCTACCAAGAAAACGATAATTGAAGTCTAAGAAATCCGATGCGCTCACTAAACGTCTTGCTTTCGTTTCGTCGTCAAGTTCTTGCCATACAAATGCACTATTTCTGTTGGCATGATATTTATTAGCTTCTTCCAAAGTGACGTAGGAGTCATTAGGGATTATTAAATCCATATCTCCCCCTTTACTTTTAACTTTCTTCGCTAAGTAAGGCAATCAAGTCATCTTTCTTGGCTTTAGGATCGAAATCAATCCCTTTTTCAGTTAGCATTGCTTTTAACTCATCTACTTTCAAAGCAGATAAGTCTTTGTCTTCTTTTTTGGTTTCTACTGGTCCTAAAACAACCCAGCCCAAAGATTCATGCTCAGAAAGCGTGCTTTGATGTACTACTAGTTGATCATTTTGTTTCTCAATTCTAAAAAACATAATCTTTCTCCATAAAAAAAGCGCTCCTTTCGGAACGCTCTTTATATTGTTTCAGGTTAACCCGCTAAAATTGCCAAGTGGCGAGAATTAATAACTTTCGCGCCCCAAGTCATACCAATTTCAAACTTAACTTGGCGGTATTGACGATAAACGCGAACTTCAAACACTAATCCAGTAACTGGATCGGTTAAGAACATAACGTCTTCCGCGCTATCACCACCAGTTGGTTGTGCTGGCGCACGTGTTGCAAGCACAATAGCGTTACGGTCAAAGGCAAAGTTAGGTGTAAAGTCGCCAAATAATGTAATGGTTTCACTACCAGACATCGAAGTGACAATACCCGGTGCGTTGATTTTCAATTTGCCCGCACCGTTGCCTAAATCTTCTGCCACGGTGTAGATGTTGTTTTTATCATCGTTTAGATAAATCAAATCACCCGCTTTGAAATCACCTGTTCCAGCCTGTAATGCAAGTTCACGCAATCCCGTTGCCGCACCACCATTTAAAGTTTTTGACGCAGCATTACCTTGTTTATGCATTGAGATACCAGCAGAGTTGCGAAGGGCAAAACCTTGCACTCGATCTGTGTAGCCGTCGCGTAACATATCTGCGCTACCTGCCTCATTCACTTTGAATAAAACAGACTGCACACCACGCAAGTTAGCCATCGCACCAGAGTTGACGACTAATTGACGATCCACGATAGGACAGCCGTTGTCATCAAGAATACGGGCAACACCAGCGAAGTCAGATAAATTACCCGCTGTACCAAATGGTGTTTTGCCATACTCACCATAGGCACGAGAGGCACCAATCAACGCTTTGCTTGCGACATCGCGCTCAATAGAGTTAACAAGCTTGCGCATACCATCAGCAAACTGATCAGCTAATACGCCATTATAAACACCAGCGTTACTTACACGTTTCTCATCTTCACCAGTCCAAATGATAGGAGCAGCTTTTGAGTGCTCCATCTTGATTTTGACTGATTCAGGAGTGGTACCGCCTGAATTTTTAGGTTGTTGACCCGGTGAAATATCTTCAAGCTCACCCGCACTTGCGATTGGTACAGTCACTTCATCGCCTAAAGCCGCGCGCTCTGCTGTTGAGTTACGGTTAACCGCTGGGATGAATCCAACCATCTCGCGAGAAACGGTATTTAACGCAGCATAAAGAGATGGTGCGATTGCTGTTAAAGTATTTTGTTCTGCCATTTCTGACCTCTTTTAATTTAGTTAGTTAATGTAATTCCATCCTGCATGGTCTTCATTTGTTCCGCAGGAGAGAGTTTTTCGAATTGAGCGCGAGACATTGTTTTCGCTCCATTTTGGCTACCATTAGAAGAACCACCGCCTTGCGATGCTGGGAACCAGTGAGGTGCCTTTTCTTTCATGCTTTCGAACCATTCTTTCAGTGTCAATGGCTTACCATCACCACCAAAAGTATTTTCATCAATTGGAACAACGAGTCCGTCATCAAGCTTAAACGTGAGCTTAGCTCTTAATACAGCATCGTCAGCACCAAAGGTAACACCTGCTTTGGTTGCCTCACTACGGATAGCGTTTTCAAGAACCAATCCAGAATAGCGATCTAAGCTTGCTTGTAGCTTATTCATTTCTTCTTGATGTTTCGCATTGAGTGCGTCGATTTCACGCTGTTTTGCTTCGTTGACCTTGCTTACTCGAGCTTCAATGACTTCTTTATATTTGCCCTCAGCAATTTTTTTCATTTCCTCATCATTCTCGAATTGAGTCATGAGATTTTTAATGGTTTTTGGGTCTAAGCCGTCGAATTTAGCTAACTTCTCTTTCAAATCTTTCTGAGCGCCTAGCAATTCAGAATTCTTTGTTTTAAGTCCAGCAACTTCTTTTGCGACTGCTTCGCTAATGGCTTTATCAAGATCGGCTTGTGTATATTTCGCCTCACTAGCACCGTTACCACCGGCACCACCGCCAAGTCCATCAGGATTGTCATTAAATTTTTGCGAGAATTTACCTAAATTCATAAAATTGTACATAAAAGATCACCTCGTGATTGTTGTTGATGTGCCTAGCACGTTGGATCGCCACTCCTTGAATGGCGGGAATAAAAAAAACCGCTAACGTATTGCTACGCTGCGGTTTGGTTAAAAATGGGAAACAAAAAAGCCCCAACTGTTTTTCAGCGGGGCTTATTCTTGGTGTTGTTTTTCACTATTTGCTTTTCTTGTCTATATACAAGATTTTTTCATCAAGAAAAGCGAGCTGTTCTAATAAATCTTGACGATACTTTTCTACTTTCAATCTATCTTCTTTATCAAGTATTAGTTTTCCATCTTCATTTTCATACATAAAATAATTTTCAATAACGGAGTAAGTGATATCTTTAAGAGTAAACGGGATATCAAGATAGGTTTGCTCTTCACTATTAATAGTATCTAACATCCAATCCATAACCTCTTTTGCTCTTCTTTGTGTCTTTTCACTCTCGCATTCCATCCATCCACCAACCAAAAAGAATGCAAATCCACTGTCAGAGCTATACGATATAGCTGCATGAAACTCATCATCTTCCTGAAAAATCACCTGATATTCACAATCACTAATTTTCATTAGTTCACTCCCTTTAAATCGATTCTGTTGATTAAGCTAGGTCAATAGAAATTGTTTAGCTTGCTGATATTTCTGCTGTCTGGCAATATCTTTTTCAGTTATTTTTGCTAAACGGCTTAGGTCCATATTATGAGTTAAATCAGCAATCTTGACCTTTCGAGCAATGTCGTTAGATTTTACTCTTGAGAGATAGTCTTGGTAGCTTTCCCCTTGTCTTTTGGTAATAGCATTAACCGAATCAGCAATCACACAACCAAATAGCTCAGAAATATCACTGAGTGATACTTCTGTATCTTCGACACTATCGTGTAACCACGCTGTTGCAATTACATCATCATTTTCGTTAGCGAGTAAGCCTGCTACAAACGCTAAATGATTAATATAAGGTTGTCCCGCTTTATCAAATTGATGATGGTGTATCCGTTCAGCAAATGATTTAGCTTTATTACTTTTGTTTACTAATCCACTCATTTGCCATCTCTTCTGATATTTGATCAAAATCAATAAAATCACTTGCTAAAATTTTATCACCCCAGTAAAAAGCATCAGAATTATCCCAAGCGTTTTTTTCAACATCAAACTTGGCAAACGTTAAATAATCGTATTCATTACCTCTCACAAGTAATTGATTATTTGAGTCTGGGAAAACAAGATAATATTTCATTGTTAATTCCTGATTTTTCCTATAGCTACAGGCGTTTCAAGTTGATCACTTAAATTCTTCATTTCTTCATTAAGCCTTTTAAGCTCTTCGCTTGAACCATTAATAACCCTTGCTTTTTCATATAACTCATGCAATTTTCCATTCTTCAACTCAAAGCTTTGTCTGGTGTGATACTGCATTTCAAATTTAATGCCATCTTTTTCAATGATTGTATTAATGCCTTTATATACAGCACCTTTTCGCCAAGTATTTTTAACTCTGGTGATATTATAACCTTTTTCAGTAAGAATTTCCTGCATTCGAAAATAATTTTGCGTGAAATTCTTGCTCTCAAAAATTGTGGTATAACGCACAATATCAGTTATTTTACTTAGCGACTCTCCTTCTGTTATTCCGGTTTTAATAATATCCATTTGAACTTTGCGCGTGATGGAATCAATGCTTTTCAAGCGATAATCTAACCCATCTAAATAGCCATTAGATTGCTTAACGATGGATAACATATCATTTGTAAATGCCGGCTCTAATTCACTTGCGCGTTTATAAACAGCATTTACGGCACCTTCAACACCACCTAACTTAAACTGCTCCCTAAGCTCTTTGAGTGTCAAGGGGCGCCCAGACTGATCAAGCATATCCCGAAAAGTGATAACACCATTTCGCCATAAGTCAGCCTTACCCTTGCCTAAGATTTCATCTTGTTGCGCCTTAGTTTTGTTTTTAAGCCAATCTTCATAAGTGATGTTAGCTTTTACCTGTCCATCCATGCTGGCTCTGGTGCTTTCTGGAATTTCATCAACATCAAATCCTAACTCTCGCCAAGATTTCATAATTAGGCGCAAGGTTGATCTACAGTTTGGGTGTAATGGTGGTCTTTGGTACGGCACCTTGTGATCACCAATTGGCTTTTGGTTTAAATCCCACACTAAACCATCTCTAGCACGACAAACTTCTGACGTTCTCGTATCAAGAGTGCTTATGTGTTGCTCGCCTTTGATGATATCCATGTTTTCATCACGCAAAAGCTTGTGAGCTTCGTCGTTAACCTTCATTACTGCTGTTCTAACTAATGTTTCAGCAGAACGACGTGAATGCACCATCAGCTCATTTACTTCTGTGATGATTCTGCTTGTTGCTTTACCGTCCAAAATACCCTGTCTAATTAGCCCGGAGAACTTAAAACTTAAATCGCCTCCCTGCTTATCGAACCAATCAGACAAAGGTGAACCGGCGACGATTTGAGCGGTTTTATTGGCTTTTAACTTATAGTCCGGCACCTTGTTGAATAAATCGAATTTTACGGACTGGTTGTATATTTCCATCATTGCCAAAGCTTCAATTGGTAAAAGGCTTTGCAACTCACCATCTGTAAAACTATACATTTCAACGTAGTAACTCTTGATAAGTTCTTTTATCTCACCAAGTAACTTTGCTACATCTCTTTTACTTGCATTTTCCAACCCAACAGCAGAAATACGGCTCAACATCTGTTTTTGAAGTTTATTGAGCCGTTTTACGATTTCTCGTCTTAATGAGGCGTCATAACGAAAGAGTAAGATTTTATGATCTGTGAGCAGATGTTCTATTTGCTCATCAATACTCATTGTTTTCTCCATGGAAATTTCCACTCATACTTTCGACTTCTAGTCTAGCTTGCTCATCTTCCCAACTAGCATGATCAGATAGCAAACCTCTGCGTTTTGCCTCTTCAAATGTTGTTTGGGTGGAAATGACTCCAGCCGAGTTCAGTTTAATAACCATATCCAATGAGGCGTTAGGATCGATTTCACTATCAATATTGCCGCTTATCTCAACATTACCTACATTCTCAATACCAAGCCAGAAACCTACATATTCAAGCGCTAAATCAAGTGCGTCTTCGAATTTGTTGGCATACAGTCTTAATTGACTGATTTCTTTTCCTTGCTCATCTCTTGCTTGACTTTCAGTCATGGCGATAATGTTTTTGATAAGAAGTTTTGCCCCGGCCACCAACATCTGAGATTCAAGCTCTTTAATTGATTCTTTCCCGGCACCTATTGCATTACCTGAATGCTCAACATAGAAAAGACTACCTTCTCTTGGCAGATCAATTACGGAACCCCCAATTTGAAACTGCTCCCCCTCAACCGCTCCAGTTCTAGCAAGGAGCGGAACTCTTGCAACACTAACAATGTTGTCTTGGTCTGATTGGGATTGCCAGTGTTTAATATTTAAGTGGGCCAGCTCCAACAATGGAGGTCTTCCAATGCCAAAGTGATCAGTTTGTTTTGTGATAAAAGGTACGATAGGAATAAAATCAAGAGTTTTGCCTAAATGCTTAAGCTCCACCTCAGCGTGCAAGTAATAACCGTTATCTCCATCTTTCGCATTTTCAATTTTTCTGAATTTTCGAACTATTCCCCGCTCATACACATTGATCTGCTCAATCTGTTTTAACCCAAATTCTCCATTCTCTTCATCAACGAACTCACGGTATCTAAATTGAGTAAATACACGTTTACCGTTAATTCTAGCCGTTTTAAAACCCAAAACCGAGGATGGATGAATGTGAACTAAATAAGGTCTAGCCCCCATAGCTTTTTCTTCTGCTAGCGTTTTGGCATCGTTTGTAACTGGGTAATCGACCAGAACATAACTAACACCATAGGCTAATCCTGCGTGAAACCAACTGGATGCAAACACATCAAGGTTATTCCCTTCCATATCCACGTCCGGGAGTATTTCACTAGCAAGCTTATTGTTAATCTTTGTGATATTAATTGGAGTAAAAAAAACTCTTCCGTTCATTTGGGAGAGTGTTTCTTCTAGAGCTGGATAAAGCGTTGTTCGTTCTAACCTATTTTTGTAAGTTTCCTCATCTTCTAATGGGAACTTTGGTAAATAGATTTTACCAGCTTCTCTCATTCGCTCTGTTCCACCTAACAAGTCATCTATAATGCGGATACGTGAATGCAATTTCGCCATTTCTGACGAAATATCAGATACTTTAAACATATAAAATCCTTAGCGTACTTTTAATGGCAATTGTGTTGATCTTCCCATATGCTGCATTAGTGGATTTAACGCATAACGGATTGCATCGATATAATGATTGTGTTCATCAAGCACTGTAGGTAGCACATCGCCTGTTAATCTGTCTGTCTTGTAGCTATACAACCTGAACTCGCGCAATGTTTCTTTGCAGCGAGGGTGAATGTAAACTTTTTTGTAAGATTTGATGTGCTCTATACCGTCCTCAACCGATCCACTCCATTTTTTAACCCCCTCAATTCGAGGAATACCGTTGCGTTTCAGGTAGCTTATAGATTCAGGTCTTGCTGAGTCTGCACGTAATATATATTTTTCTATATCTGGCACTCTTTCTTTCATAAAACCCGCTGTGTGATCTAACTCCAAGCCTGTTTTGCCTGCCTCATATTCAATATACAAGTTATTATCAAACACCCAACATTTAACTGCAGCAGTTGGATCTTTAGCGAAGCCAAAATCAAGCCCAAAATATGGACCGTTGAAATCTTGATTTGGTTTAAATTCTAATTCTTCATACTTACCATTAAAGATCTGAGCTTCACTCGCTTCTAAGTAAGCACCTTCCCAAATCCAGCGATAAGTTGCATCGTCTAGGCGTTTTTTATCATTCAGTCTTTCTTGCTCTAATACATCAGGAAACCAAGGGTTGTCGGTATAGTTCATTTCAACAATCACCGAGCTATCAGGTGGGAATTGTCTAAAACGCTTATCCGTTGCGGAATCTCTTTTTTCGGGATTCCACGTCAGCCAGATTTCTGAATTATGTTCACGAACCGTAGGAATTAATTTACTCCAAGCCATTTCACTGACTGATTCTGCCTCATCAACCCAAGCAAGTAATATTCTCGCTTTTGATTTGATACTATCTAAGTTATGACGTAATCCAGAAAATATATAAGATACTCTGCCACACTTTGTTCTGATGTACTTTTCACCTATTTCAAAAAAATCATTTAAAAATGACTCTGCTCTAATTGCCTGTTTAACTTCTTCAAGTGAGGAATCTTCAAGAGAATTCATAAATTCACGACCACATAAGATAACTCCACTGTCACCTGCCATTGCTCTTTTGTACGCAATTACTGCTGTCATTTTCGCAAATGTTCTTGTTTTTGCAGAACCACGACCACCAAAACTGCCACGATAACGCATATTCGGTTTAGAAAAAACGGGAATAAGCTTAGGCGGTATTTCAATCTGGGTTTTCATCGGCATTTACCATCGGTGCGACTAACTCTATGACTGTTGGACGATTGAGAGAGCTGTCTGAGTTTGTATGGTCGATAACTTGCTTATCTCGCCATTTTTCTGGCTGTCTATTTTTGAGCCAAAAAATAGCTGATGTTGGATCAGGTGGATAATGCTTTATCAAAGGCGTTTCAACTATTTTATTTTCTATTACCCGAATATCAACGTCAGGTGCCTCATAACCCAAAGCTCTTTTGTAAAGTCTCTCGGCCACATTTGCATCCGCTAGCATTTTTCCCTTTTTTATGGACTCCAAGAATTCAGGATATTCATTCTTCCAGTTATTTAAAGTGGACTCAGATACCTCAAAAAAATTAGCAATATCCTTATCTGTTGCTCCAAGTAGACACAATTTCTTTACTTGTGCTACATACTCAGATTTATATTTCGTTGGTTGGCCACGCCATTTAGACGTGGATTTAACCTCGTCTTTTTTTGGCATAGTGGTTAATCCTTTTTTAAATACTTGCTTTGTGTGTATATGTGTGTATAATAATACTTGATTAAGACAAAGGAGGCATCACGTGAACTCACACGACTTAATCAAGGAACTGACAGCAATTGGATGTACTGAATTGAGATGTAAAGGGTCACACCATATATGGTATTCACCCAAAACAGGAAAGACGTTTCCTGTTCCACATCCCAAGAAAGATTTACCAATAGGTACTGTTAGATCCATAAAGAAATCGGCAGGGCTTTTATAGCTCTGCCGAGTCCTATCTAGGAGGTTATATGTTATTTACCATTGGCGTTGAAACGCCAAAAAATGAAAATGAAGCGTTTGGCTTATGTGTGCCTGCGCTTTTTAATGAAACTTACTCTTGTTTTAGTGGTGCAGATACTGTCGAAGAAATTGTTCCAATGGTAACTGATGCAATCCATACCATCTTAGAAATGATGGTTGAAGATAATTTTGATATTTCCCAAATTAAAGATTTAGGATTTCTTCACTATAAAGAGCAAGAAGATTTTCAATATTGCGATAGTTGGTTACTAATCGATGTAGATATCACTGCTTACTTTGGTAAACGCCAGCGTGTTAATATTGTATTACCGCAATATCTAATTGATAGAATAGACCAACGTGTAGCTAATAATCCAATCTATAAAGACCGTAGTCATTTCTTAGCAGTAGCTTCTCAACGAGAGTTATCATCATCTTTATAATAAAAAAAGGCATAGTGAAATATCTATGCCTCTTTTAATTCTGTGCGTTTTCTGTTTGCCACTCCCTTATCTTATCTACACGATTAAGACATACGTCACGCTCACGTTTGAGTATTACCGCATATTTAGATACATCACCATATGTTTGACCGTTGAATGTAGTTCTATCTAAGTGAGCTAATAGCGCTGCTGGAATTGCAGGGCATACTTTCGCTACGGGTTTACTGGCGCAAGAAGTCAACAATAGAACGAGGAGCGCTAGCATTGTAAGCGTCAGCACTCTTTTCATCATGTGAAATAGAATTGATTGCTTCATCTGATTTACTCCGTGATTCACTCTCTAATCTACTGATTTCAAGCGTGAGCTGCCTGTTGATTTCTTCTTGCTGTTTAAGTGATTTTATACTTTCACTTTGCTGTGAAATGATTTGGGCTTGAGTAGTGTTTTTGGCTTTTAAGTTAGAAATAGATTGGAACTGGAACCACAACGCGACACACAAGCCCAAAATTACGACGATCAAGATTTGTGTAAGTCGGCTAAACATAGCTCACGTTCCTTTTGTCTGCGGATTTCAAGTCCACGTAATACTTTACCGTTAGCGTATTTCCAGCGTGGAAATTGATCGCACATTGCTTGAATATCACCATTTTTAGCGTGCTTAAACAATGTAGAATGCTTAAGCTTAGAACATCCGACATTAAATGTGATTGACACTATTGCCTCAAATGCACCTTGCGGCAAATTCTTCCCGTTTGCCCAGTCATTAACACATTTCTCTGCAACCTTAATGTCATTTACCCAACGTTGAGCAATTTCTTCATCTGAATATTTTTTACGTTCAATTTGAAGTCCGCTTAATTCTGTTGAGCCAATACCAACCGTTAGAACATCAGCAGGGCATCTATAAGGCTCACGAGCGCAGCCCTCAGCATTACCAATGATTTCTAGTCCACGTTCACCTGTGCGAATCTCATTAGAGTAATCAGACATAACAACAGCGATAATCATTGCAACAAGACAGGCACTGATTTTTTTACCGTGTTTCATTTAATCAGCTCCTTTTCTTTTTTAATTTTGAGTTGCATTCTCTCAACTCTTAATTTATGAAGTTCTTCAAGTCTTGCTCTTTCTGCATTTTTTCTCTCATTGTCTTTCTTCTTGTAATAATAGTTAACAAGCATAGTAATTACACCGACAGTCAAGCTGATAACTGCCAGCCATTCTTGAAGTGAGAGAAGTGCAAAGAAAGCCCCAAATCCCGACCAGATATATGATTGCGTCCCAGCATCTTTCATTTTCATAATCTCCACCCCCTTGCTTTTGGGGCAATAAAAAAGCCCACAACATAGTGCGGGCTGTATAAATTAATAGGCTGTGTTTTTTAACATAAAAAATTGGATCTTTATACACATAAAGATCCTTGATTAAGATCTGATCCTTAAATATAATCCATACATCTTGTGTTAAATTGCTTTAATTAACACTAGATATAGTAAACCCCTAATAGGGCCAACTATTAGGGGTTGATGTGTAAAACCAAACAAGCATACTTTGCGAGAGTGCCCATTTGTCTTCAGATAGGCTTCGAAACCGTGTTCATTATTGCGGTTTTCAAGTCTATTTGCAAGATGATTTGTGTCCTTTTTATGCAAAAATGCTCTAATTATAAGGACTCAATATGAGAGAGAAAATCACTCTTTCCTGCCCTAAGTGCGGTAATACAACTTTCAAGACTAACAGTAAAATAAGCTCTTCCAATAAATTCAACGGAGCCGTTTGCAATAGATGCAACACCAAAATTGATAGAGATTATCCTGTGCAAATTGTCAAAAAAGAAGTTGAGAAGATGATCAGGGATGCTTTCAAAGGAAATAAGTTTTTCAAAATTAAATAAATCTTCTTCTATTTTATTAGTATCAATGGTTATTCTACATTTCATATAACCTCTCGATTACAATAGCCTATAGATTTAGGCTATTTTTTCAATAAAAAACCCCGACCGTTTCCGATCAGGGCTATAAAATACATTTGCGTTTCTTTGCTTGCAAAAATCGCAAGGATACATTAAATATAAAGATTTAGTCCGAACTAGTCAAGTGTTTTTAATTCAATAGATTATCCATCGCTTTAACCAATGCTAAGCGTTCTGTATTTGACTGAATAAACTTTTTAGCCTTTGTCATAGTTTGTTCTAGTGGATGTTTGAAGTTGTAGAGATACTGCCCGCCAATTTGGCTTTCCATTAATTTGGCAATGTTTGTATTCTGTAACTTCTCTTGCATTTCGTGTGCTTGGAATAAATGACTATACATCTGAATTAACAATGCCAATACTTCCTCACTTTGTGTAATGTTGCTCATATTATAGTTAGGTTCAGGTAAAGCAAGTTGTTGTGGTTTTACTTCGCCTCTGTGCATTGCTAAAAAGGCTCTTAAGACAATTAAGTGGAATTTAGGACTGATCCACATTGCATAGGCTAGAACAAGTTCTTCACAAGCCCAAGTGCCTTGAATATTTCTACCTCGTAAAGTTTTGAAGATCAGATCTGTGCTTCTAACTTCTTTTGCGATTTCGCCAGTTAGTTCTTTAGTTGTTTCAAGACGAATGAACAAACTTGGGCGATGTTTTGGATCATTTCCACTTGCAAAATGTAGATCATTTAAACAATAGAGACTATCAAGAGAACGAACTGAAGTATTGAGAATGGTTAAGTTTTTCATAACGGAATACCTTTTCGAAATAAAGGGCGGATAGGTGGTTCGAAAACCGTTCCGTTAGACGGCGTGTGGTATTGGGTATTTCCACACCCACCTATCCATAGATATATTTTGGGTATAAAAAAATCACATTAACGCAGTGAAAAGCGAACGGAATTATACAAGGAATTGGGTTTCGACTCCCTAAGCCCATATTAATAAACTACCTAATTCTTGTCAATGAAAATTAGGGTGATCGGCAGCTCAAAACCAGTGTTCAGGCTGGCGGAGTTATTCCCTTGCGGTATTGTATTCCTCGCACTGCCGATCATTGAATTAAATTGTCTATCTCTTTTCTTGCCTAAATTTGCTGATAGAGAAAGAAGCACAAATTTTAGATACAAAAAAATCACACTAACGGGGTGAATTGAGATAACCGCTGAACAAAAGGCTTTTGAGACCTTAAGGTTGATATTACTACTCTATTATAAGAGTGTCAATTATCCTCATCATTTTCTGAGTTCATTTCTTGATGTTTTTCATACCATCTTGTACATCTAAAAATTGCCATGACTACAGCAAGCATAGAAGTCAAAGAATAAAGTAAAAATAAATACCCAATTGCCCAAAAAACAGGGGTAATATATTCAAAATAATACATCGTAGCATCATCTAACCAAATAGGTTGGTATGCCAGTGATTCTGCTAATAGTGCTGACACGATACCTAAGCACTGTATTAAAATAAAATGAACAAATGTAGCCGAAACAAAAGTATAAGCAGAAGATGGTTCATTCTCGTCTTTTTCAGCTAAGACCGAGCGAAATTGTTCATCTCCAAGACCTAAAAATATAGCAAATCCACCTAAAGAAAAACCAAGTAAATTAGGTAATATAGCAAAACTCTGTTCCCACCAACCACGAGTGAGCCATTGATGTTGTGTTAATACAAGAAAAAGAATAGCTACATGCAAATAAGGGGAACAGAATAATGCTTTCCATCCACCATAAATACGCCAATAATATTGAAAGATTTCATATGCATCTTGATAGCTACTCTTTAATTCTTTCATATTCAATACCTATTGTGTAATTTGTGTAATTTCTTGATGAGTATCAATATATTTATCTGTCGAAAAACTCACATTTTAGGCATAGAAATACGCTATTATTTCTGCACCATCAATTGCACCTTCTACATAACTTTTAGCTTCTGCCAATTTACTAAAATAAGTAGTGCGACCAATGTTTAAAATCTTCCAAATCTGCTCATCATCAATTCGTAAAGCGTACTTGGCCATAATGATGTCATAGCGCAAATCCTGTTTTTCTTTTAATCGCATAATCTGCTCACCGATTAATATGCAAGTATCATCTGTCAGGTTGAAGATATTGTAATCACTTGGCGGATCTACTGCTAACCTCATACCAGCAGCAATACAAGGATATTCCGTGCCAATACGTGAATTGGCAAAACGCCCCCAAACCGTCAAAATTCTATCAATGTGTTGCATTATAACCCCTTGCGCTTTTCCAACATTCTTGCTTTTTTATTGAAGATTTTTTTTATCCGTCTCAAGTCATCTTTTGAGTAATGTCTTGGTCTTTGGTCTGCTTCTATTTGCTCGACTTTCTCAATACCTAGACGTTCAATTAAGCCAATTCTGAATTGATTATAATTTCCTCCGTGATAGCGATTGCACTTTTTACATTGACCGTGAATATTCAATGTGTAAAACCGTAAGTGTGGCGCACTACCTCGACTGCGATAATGCCCAGCATCAAACCCACCGCCTAATTTCTCTGCTATAAGTGGTTTTCCGCATGAAATGCAACACTTATTTCTATCTCTTAGTCGGATGTACTTATTAACTGCACTTTGTGTTTCAGAGAGCAATGTTGTTGTAGTTTTCATTCTCTCTTTAGTTTCTTCAATGCGCTTTTTCTCTTCCTTTTCACGTTTTTTGGCTACTTTTTCTTTCTGTTTTTCTAATCGCTGTCTTGCTAACTTAACGCCACATTCTGGACTGCACCATTGCACATTAAAGAAGTTGGTTTGGAATTTTTCGCCACAGATTTTACATTTGCGATTTAGAGGTTTTGTTTTTTTAGTCATCTTCCCGATACTCCACGCCTAAATCTTCTAACCCAAAATACCCACAAGATTTCTTGCGTTGCGGCCCCATAATCCCCACTGCGACAACTCTACCCTCACAACGAAAACGGTCATCACTCCACTCACCGATAAAAGCACTTACAGGCTCGCCATCCCATAAGTCAGAAAGCTCGCCACCGCACTTAGGGCATTTGTATTCTGTTTTCATAAAAAATCACCCATCAACATGCAACCAAAAAACAACATTCCCAGTGACACAATTACAATCAAAAAATCCTCCATTATTTAACTCTCATTAGTGTTAGTTTTCCGTTAAAAACTGCTCCAGTATCAATATAGAAACGATTTCCCATCTGCTCTGGCTCTTTCATTGGCGTATGCCCGAAAACAAACATATCAGCACCGTCAATTGAAACATGGCTATCGTTTTCAACACGATCTCGATTCCAGATAACCTCTTTATTGCTTACTTCTTTCCCGTATTCATATTCGTTATATGGATAGTCTGCATGAGCAATAACAATCTTCTTTTCACCAATAGATAACTCAATGATTAATGGTGAATCTCTGCATCGTTTAATTAGTTTTTCAGCCTTTTGTTTTTGAATTGGATCGAGTTCAAAATACCAATTACCACCGTTATACAGCCATGCGTAAAGTGACTGCCTATTTCCCTCCAATCCATTAATAGCTAATTGCTCATGGTTTCCTCTTACTGCTTCGAACCAGTCAAAATCAATTAATTCTAGGCATTTGATATTTTCAGGTCCCCTATCAATCAAATCACCAACAGAAATAAGTAAGTCATCCACAAAATCAAAACCTGCTTCCTCTAATTCACTAACAAGTAAGTCATACATCCCATGCAGATCGCCAACAATAAAGATTTTCTTGTATTTGCTACCATCAATTTTTTTATAAATTTCTGTCATTATTTACCTCCAAGGGGGTGATCTTATTTTTACTATCTTGACTCACCACAAAAATTAAAAACCCATATAATCAATAGCTTAAAACTAGAAAAATGAGTAAAGTCTATTGATCGTATTTTCGTCCGTCGTATTATTAAAAATCTCTTTCAATGCGGCGTTAATCAACGCCTTGTAACATTGCTCAAACTCACTCTGATCCATGTTTCCATAACTCAAACTTTGAGCCTCTACTCTCACTCTGCCATCAATCGTGTAAGTGACCTCACGGAAACCCGCAAGCACAGTGAGATTTTTACGAAAAGTGTCAAACTGCTTTCTCTCATCAAAGTATTTCCAGTCCGTTTTATCTGCGGACCAGTGTTCAAAACAGAAGTTAAAAAATGCGAAGACTTTTCTGTGAAATGATGGATTACGCGTGCGGATGATTTCGATCTCGTACTGCTCACCATTCTTTAATGACTGCAAAGCTTCTGCTTCACGCTCATCAAGCGGTGCAAGTAATCCACCAGCCATCTTAATGACCTGAATACGAAGTCTGGCTTTATAACGCTTGCCGTGAGCTTTTACGATGTCATCTACACTATGAGCCACTTTAAAATTCCTTTTAATGCATTAACTGTATTTTTCTTCTATATCTGCGAGTTTTGCATCTCCTATAAACTTAGAAATGAAATACAGCACAGCAATAAAACTCAACCCTGCGCTAGCAATGACAATAGATGTGATAAGTGAAGAAATGACATTCACATAAAAACGATTTCTTGAGATTAAAACACCACTCTCTACACATTCCCTTCTTTTTATAAAGATGGCAGATGCAAGGCAGATTGCAGTTAAAATGCTAAAGATATAATTCATTAGCTCTTTTACACCGTCATTGCCGTGAAACACAGCAAGATAAAATGTCGTATTAAATACAATTTGATACACAACAAAAGCTACGCTAACTGGTTTTATTCTCATATTTACTCCTTAAACTTCATTTCCCCATACATCCCAACCATCAGTCGTGTTACGTGCGAACAATTCAATGCGTGGTAAGTCACCCATTAACTCAACGATCTTTTCGCGCACAACGTCAGGCTTTTTACTATGGTGCTGGATTGGCTCAACGACTAATTGGCTAACTTTATTACTAATTCGGCTAGGTTTTCCTTTTGTTGCGATCAGGCAGCACTCCGTATTTCCACGGGTCCATCGACCAAGACCAAAAAAGAATGTATCTTTGTTTTTCTTATTTGTTTTTAACCACTGAAAACCAATCGTTTTATATTTAAATCCCCACGCCTCAATAAGTCTTAACCCTTCTGCTAACATTGGGTATGTCACCCAGAGAAATAAAACGCAGTTTTTATCAGCCATTTCGTTTACTGGCATTTCGCAAATATCTTTAATATTCATTGTTTGATAATGATTTTCAGCACTGCCGTTACAGCCTTTATCGCTATATCTCCACGGCGGGTCGGCGTAGATGATTTGATATTTTTTATTCGTGTTGAATTGAATACTCATGCGGCACCTCTGCGAGCATAATTCTTAAATTCCATCTGCTGTGCTGGCTTTTCATTAGCAAATTGATATGCCAACGCTTGATCGCAATCTACAAAATGCCCTTTATCAAACTTCATATAAGCCGTTCCAAGTTCACCAAAACGATTTTTAGTGATAATTGCCTCTGAATAATCGTTATCACTGTCTTTTTTGTATGCCTTTTCTCTGTAAAGCATAATGATTTGGCTGGCATCCTGTTCGATTGAACCGCTATCTCTTAAATCAGAGTTCTGAGGACGTTTATCACCACGAGAATCAACCTCACGGTTTAGTTGACTTAGTAAGATGATTGGTACATTAAAGTTTTTAGCGAACGTTTTAAGCGTACTTAATGAATCCTCAATTAATTGGCTTTTGTTCGAATTTTTAAGCGAGCCGTGATTCATTAATCCAAGATAGTCAATACAGATTGCGGAAAGTGGTCCTGTGTTGCTTAAATGACTTTCTGTGATAGATACAATCTCATTTGCTGATAAACCACCACGATCGACAAAGTAAATGTGGTGATCTTTGATTTTCCCTAGCCCATCACCTACTCGACCAAATTCAGTTTGATCCATGCTATTTGGATTGCGGAGTTTTCTAACTGGAACATTTGCATTGGCACTTAAAATACGGTCCATCAATTGTTGATTTGCCATTTCTAAGCTAAAAAATAAGACTGCACCTTTTTGCTCCGCAATATTGCGAGTGAGCGTTAAAGCAAACTCGGTTTTACCCATTCCAGGACGACCAGCAATGACAACAATATCGGTCGGATTAATACCACCTAAAATGTTATCTACAGCCTCAATGCCTGTATGAAGAAGTCTTGAGTTGAAGTCTTGTTTACTACGTTTTTCTAAAACATCAATATATTCATCAACTAACTCACCCATAACGACAGGCTTAACTTCAACTTTGCTGCTTAAAAGCTTTTGCATTTCAGAAAGTGCTTTTTCTGTAATTTTTTCTGCTTGCTCATCTCTTGCTTTTGATAATTCTGATGCCATCTCAAGCATCGTTTTTTGTGCAGTACGATTGACCCAAAACGACCGCACTTTATGTGCGTAACCCGTAAGATTTGCGGATGTGATTGTGTTTTTCATAATCTCCGCTAAATTGGCAAAGTCTTCGCCAAAATCTTGGTGTAATAAAATAATATCGATTACATTGTCTTTGCGTGCTTGTTTGCGAATGTTGTTATATATCGAACCGAGTTGATAAGTGGCGAACATCTCAGGCTCTAACCATGTCATCACTTCACGAGCTTGAGCTGTTAACCCACCAGCAAGAAATGAACCAATTAAACTGTATTCAAGATCATACGTCGTGTTTTTCATAGCGATCCCTCGATTGTTTTATCCATAACTTTTTCACGCAAGATATATTCAAAATCAGCACGCCAGCCACGATCGTTCTCACCAAAGTAAAATTGTGTTGCGGACCTCATGAAATCGAGGAAATAATTTCTGAATGTTTCTGCATCACAAGAACCAAAGCGTTTTTTCATGACATCAGCCAATTTTTTGATTTTGCGTTTTCTTTCCTGACTTAAATTTTCAGGGTCTGCAAGCATTGGTAAGTTTTTCCCAGATTCCATAACGCACTCGTTATACGCTTTTCCAATTCCCACATAGTCGATATTCAGTGAACGTTGTTTTTTATTTTCAGCAACTGGCACATCATCAGCGCTAGCTGATTCACCTTGAGGGGTAAGGGGTGTATTTGTATGTAATCTAGTGTTGTAATCTAGTGTATTAACGAATGTACATTTCGGTTCTTCCCGAATGTCACTTTCGGGCATTCGGGAATGTTCACTTTGTACATCAGCCAATGTTGATAAAACTTCATCAAGTTTTTCCATGTCAATTTTGAAATAAATGCGGTGTTCAAGACGTTTATGCGTTTCGATTAATACCCCAATTTCACGCAGTTTTTTACGTGCTGTTTCTTGCTCTTTACGGCTTAATCCCGTTTCTTCTTCAAGCTCAGCTTGCGTTTTATAAACGCCCAATTCTTGATTTTCGGCTTTGTCTTGCCAATAAAAAATTTGTTCAAAGAAAATCTCTGCGGTTACGCCACCAAATAGCTTGGCTAACGCTGGTCGATAGGCGATAGAACGACCAGTTTGTTTTAAAATTTCACTCGCTCTCATCGAAAATCACCTCGTCTAACTCTGCTAACAATTGAAATAGGTAATACTGAATTAATTCATCTACTCGAACAGGTCTGTTAAATCTCATAACATCAACTCCGAAGCGTAACGTGACGCGATATATTCAATCCCTTTGCTTGTTACACGGGTTTGTGTGTAATTGTGACCGTGTTCTGCTGTGCCTGTTTTTACGGTAAATAAATCACGTGAGTGAGCGGTTTGATATGGCAGTAACGCGCCTGATTGGCGATATAAAAGGCGATCTTGAATAAGGCGGTCTATCATTGCTCTTTCTGGCATTTTTAGAATCTTCGCGACTTCACGAAGTGATTTACTAGTGCCAACTTCCACGTAGTGATCGACAAAAGCAGCTTTTGGTTTTAATTCAGCGTTCTCTAATTGTAAACGCTCGTTTTCTTCCTCAGCTTGAAGAACCATTAACGCTAATTCTTTTCGAGAAAGTGCGGTTGATTTTTGTTGATTTTCCAACTCTTGCCAGCGGTCAACTATTGCGGCGGTAAATTCAGGGCAGTTTTGAGCGACGACGATAAGGCAATCTCTTTTCTCGAGATGGTATTCGTAGTAAGTCTGTCCGTTCTGTGGATGGGTGTAAGCCATTGGCTGATACCCCCTAATTACGCCCTTTACCATTAATCTTTCGATTGAACGACATAGGTCGCTATGATTTTTATTGATTAATGACGCAATCTCACGACTACTCATCGTAAGTCTTGCTTTTTGTTCTGAAATGTTTAATAATTGATTCATCGGAAGTACCTTTCGTAGTTTAACTTTGTTAAAGACCACCGCTCCTACGGTGGTTTTTTATTTCTTGTAAAGTGAAATAGCGAATTCAATTGATGAACAAGTCGCACTTAAATGCTTGTTCAAAATCTTACGTATGCGATCTTCTTCTTGTGATGTGATTTCACCGTCTGACATCGCAGAATCTAAAGCACTGAATAACATTCCGCGAACTGCCAATTCTTGAACCTGTTTTGTAGAAAGCTCGACAGAATCTAGCTCATCAACAACCGGAGTTTTGACAAACACGCCACCAGCTTGACGGCATAGTTCATCGATATAGTCTGTTAAGCCATATTCATGTTGAATTGCGATCAACTCTTCATCTTTGAAACGCTGACCTTTTGTTTGATACAAACGATTGTTTAACTCGCTTTCTGTCAAACCAATAGAAAAAGCAACTTTATCTTTTCCACCAGCAATCTCTGCGGCTTTATTAATCATCTGAATGATCGTTCTTCTCATTGCCATAATTTCCTGTCGTTTTTTATGGTTTTCTTTTTGTTTTGTGTTGGTAAATTAGTTTTCAGTAAGAGAATTAAGAATTTCTTTTTCGCTTACTTTTCCTTTTGTAGCTTTAGAAATTGGGGTAACGTATTTACCATTAATGCCACCACCTCTTAACCAAAGAGAAACCGCCATTTCAGAAACGTTACATGCCTCAGCAAGCTTTTTTCTAGATCCACAAATGGAAATTGCTTTATCAATAACTTTATTCATAAATAAATTTTCCTTTATAAATTACACCCAAATAATAAAGTAAAGTTTATTTTTAGTAAAGTTTTATTTTCTTTGTCTTTTAAAGAAAACTTTTATAATGAACTGTGATTCTGTGGAGGTTTTTATGAATACAATCGGTGAAAGAATTAAGTTTGCCTTAGATACCAAGGGAATTAAGAGAAAAGATCTAGCTGAGAAGCTAGGAGTAACGACAATGGCGGTCGGTAATCTGGTTAAAAATGAAGTTAAAAAGCCTAGGGTTATGGATATAGCAATGGCATTAGGTGTTAATCCTCAATGGTTACAAGATGGGACAGGTGAAATGGATTTAGATCACAATGATTTATTAAATGACAATCAAGTTAGTCCTATTGAAAAAAATCAAGATTACAGTAGCACTCATATTCCATTAGATAGATTTGATATAAAGCTATTTGCTGGAAATGGTAGTTCTGTTGAGTGGGTTCCCAGAAAATCAGAAACACCTCTTTTATTTACAGAATCATGGTTTAAAGCAAGAAGACTGACACCAAATAGCTGTAAAGCTATGTATGTGCGTGGAAATAGTATGTCCCCAGTCTTAGATAACTGGGATACTGTCATTGTAGATACAGATGATACAGAAGTCATTGATGGTGAAATTTACGCATTAATTTATAAAGATCGTTTTTATATTAAACAGGTTGTAAGAACAAGCTCAGGAGTATCTTTAGTTAGCTTTAACACTGAATTTGATCCAATTGAAATTAGCGAAAAAGATTTGATTCACTTAAAAATCATTGGCAGAAAAGTCTGGCGCGGCGGTTGATAGCAAAGTCTTCTGGTGGTCTGTGCTTTGTGATGTGGCAGTTGAGCGTCGGAGTTATTTGTAGAAGCCGTTTTTTTAGAGATTATGAGTGAATTAAGAGGAAAAGATATGAGTAAAGATTTTGCTCTTTCTGAGTATGATAACTATGTCTATATAGGTTCAATAAATCGCACTGGTTACCAGAAATTAACCAAAGAAATTGAATCTAGAGACAATCGAAAAAGTAAAACAATGCTTTTACTTGTGACTTCAGGGGGAGATCCAGATGCTGGTTATAGGATAGGGAGAGCATTACAACATTATTACCCTAGTAATGTTAGCTTATTTATTCCAAGCTACTGCAAAAGTGCAGGAACACTTACAGCTATAGCTGCAAACCACCTTTATATAGGTAATCATGGTGAATTAGGACCCTTAGATATTCAATTACTCAAAATGGATGAATTAGGGGCAAGAAGCTCTGGGTTAGATATTTTTAAAACACTTGAACAATTAGAAAATAGAATTGGTCCAGCGTTTGTAAGAGCTCTTTCTGATATTAGAGAAAGTACAGGGATAAGCACTAAAATGGCTGCGGATATGGCTTCTAATTTGGTGAATTCAATTTTCAGTCCAATAGCTTCTCAAATAGATCCTTTAAAAATGGGCGAACATCAAAGGGCTACTGCAGTTGCAATGGAATATGGGCAACGATTAAATGCCTTATCTCAAAATCTAAAAAATGAATCATACATCAATAAGCTTATTTCACAATACCCATCACACAGTTTTGTGATCGATCGCAAAGAGGCTACAGAAATATTTAAGAGCGTAAGCAAACCTGCTCTTTCACTATTAGAAGAATATGATACAATCATAGATACATCTATGACAACACCCAGTATTATAGGGTTAAATTCCCCAATTATTTGGTATCGAACAGTAGAACCTAAACAAGAGAATAATCAAGATGATGGACAAGGAAACACTGGAGAAATTGATTCAGGAAGCGACTCCTCCATTAACAATAGAAATGGTGATGAAGTCGATCAAAAAACAGAGCCAAAAAGAAATAAACGCAATGAAACCAACAAAACAGAGTAATGATTGGAATGTTCCAGTCAATTGCTTAATTTAATGCCTCTTACCAATACTAAGCCGCCCTAGTGGCGGTTTTTCTTTACCCTAAATTCATTAGCTAATCAAATTGCCCAATTTTTGATTCACTAACCCTTTTGTGCTTTGTTTTTGACGCACTAATCCCCTCTCTTTTCTGTGACATAGCTCACAAATTCAGCAATTAATCAAAAAATTTTAAAAATATTTTTCTTTGGAAATCAAAACAATATAAACTTTTCTTTAATAAATAATAAATTTTTCTTTAAAAAATACTTTACATAAAATAAAGAAAACTTTATTATATACACAACAAAACGAGATACACATCTCACGCTCTTTAAAAATCTACATATCACAAGTTAATCAAATATAGCCTTATTGATTAAGCTGTTTGTGATTGCGACACAATTTGGTTAAGTGGAATTGAGTTACTTGATTATGACTCCCACGTGCTAGCGACATAAATCAAGACTTATTTTAAAGCGCATTCAAACAAGTAAGTGTGCTTTCAAATGAGAGAGAAAGGAGCAAACGATATGAAAGTATCAAAAATGCTAAAACAAGCAAAACGTCTTGGTGAAAGACAAAAACAGTTATGTAATAAAAAGCAGTCTAATCGCGTTAATGCGGCTTTGATTGATGTTCCAGTTAAAGCTAAGAAATTAAGCGATATTGCTAATTACAACTGCAATAAAGGCAAATCTAGTGCTAATACAGTGAGAGCTGTACAGAAACGTAGATTGACTTTCAGAGAACCTATTTAAAAACAAGATTATGAGGTCTGCCATCTCAACTAGCAAAAGGCAGATATAGCGGCTTAGTCAGGTCGTCGAATTTTTCTGAGGTGAGAACGGGTTGGCTAGTCAGCTCGCACGAAATAAATACTCCGTGAGACTTGGTTTTACACACTCCAGAATGACAAAGGAGTGGCGAGAAAATCAGCGGTTGCCAGTTACCGCACTTTAACTGGCGCTTTAAATAAAGCACATTTACAGAGAACCAATGAAAGCTAGCTCAGAGGGAAATGTTAGACAAGTGTGCTTTATTGAAAGAATTATGACCCTGTGAACATTAACTTAATGTACGGATAATTTGACCAATCCAATTATGCAGGGTCGCCCTATTTGACCGTTTGGCTTATCAGGTAAAAGCAGCCGGCTCATAACCGGAAGATAGCGAGTTCGAATCTCGTGGCGGTCACCATATTTAACAGTGTAGCTCAAATGGTAGAGCGGCAGATTTTTTTTGATCTGTGCGTTACTGGTTCGAATCCAGTCACCGTGGCCAGATTGGTGCTAGCGTTTAAAATACCTCTCATTAATACATGTTTGTACCTCATCGAACGTTAGCACCATCCCTTTTCCTACAACGTAAATATTCGCCCTCTTCGGAGGGCTTTTTTACTCAAGAGGAAAAGAAAAAGATATAAAAAAGATATAAAAAAGATTGCATGTTTTTATGTGGTAAAGTATCCTTTAGTTGCAAATATTTAAGATTAGTGACAGTAATCATTTTGTTCTTTACAACAATTTAGACGGATAAACAGCTTGCCAAATGAACTTGAGCAGGCTTTTTTAGTCTAAGTAAATACATAGGGATAAAACTAGCTTTTATCGCGGTAAGTATTAAATAATTCTTAAGGATTTATATTATGGTTGCTTTACTTAAACGCTTAACAAACTTAGATGTTGTCGCTGCGGTTATGCAAAGCCCTGCACAATATCCATCAACGCGCAATGGTTTTAAAACTGATCGCCAAAAATTAAAAGGCGATGTCAAAACCGTTACATTACATTTTAATCGTAACATTCACAAATATGGCAACCAAAAATACACAGGTTAAGGCAAAGAATGCCACTGGTAATGAGATCCATTTATCACATAGTCAAACAGACAGTCCTATTTTAGATGTTAACTCTCTTGAGCGACTACATCAATTTCGCCCTGATGTAGTCGATTTTGTAATTGAGCAAACCACCAAAGAAGCTGAAAATCGCCGTAAAAGAGAAGTGAAAATTGATTGGTTTACTTTTATTGAGAGAATGGGTGCATTATTCCTTGCAGTAGTGATAGCAATCGGTGGTATCGTAGGTTCAATGTATGCTGCAATGAATGGCTATGAAAAACTTTCTTGGATTATTGCCTCTACTTGTATTGGCTCATTAGCTATTGCCTTTTTAAGACGTCATAGATAATTGAAAGCCACTACACTTCCGGATTAAAATAACTTCACTACAAGCCGTTTAATAACGGCTTTTTTTATGATAAATTGGCGGCTTAATTTTTTGTGCAAAAGGAAATTAAAATGGCTGAGAACATTATTGTCGTACAAGACACAGAGATTAGAATTACAAATCGAAATGGTGAAGATTACATTAGTCTTACCGATATGTGTAAAGCATTTGGCGATGGTGATCAGCTAATCAAAAACTGGCTACAAAACAAAAATACGATTGAATTTCTCCAAGTATGGGAAGAGCTGAATAACCCTGATTTTAATTTGGTGGAATTACACCAAATTAAAAATAACATTGGCTTAAATCGTTTTGTAATGTCAGTAAAAAAGTGGTCTGCTACGAATGCTATTGGCTTAATTGCTAAAACTGGACGCTACGGTAGTGGTACATACGCACATAGAGACATAGCCCTTGAATTTGGTTCTTGGCTAAGCCCAGAGTTCAAACTCTACCTCATCAAAGAGTTCCAACGCTTAAAACAGAAAGAAGCTGAAGATAATAGACTAGAATGGAATGTCAAACGCATTCTAAGCAAAGCGAACTACCGCATTCATACCGATGCCATTAAAGACCATTTAATCCCAAGATTGCTTAATACAAAACAACACCAATTTGTTTATTCAAGTGAAGCTGACATATTAAATCAAGCCTTATTTGGGCAAACTGCGAAACAATGGCGTGATGAAAATCCTGACTTAAAAGGCAATATGCGAGATTATGCAACAGTAGAACAATTAACGGTTCTTGCTGGACTGGAAAGCCAAAATGCCTTATTAATCCAGCAAGGCATATCTCAAGAAGAACGCCTTGCTATACTTAATCGCCTTGCTATTCAGCAAATGAATTCATTATTGCAAACAAAAGCAATAGGACAACTCAAAGAAAAACCATTACTTGAAGAATAACCCTAAAGCCTGTTTACAACACAGGCTTTTTTATTGACAATCCCACCCTTTTATTTTACTATCAGCCTCAAGGTGTCGAAACCTTTAATGTACAAGGCGGATAGTGTAACTGGTCGCCAAGAGCGACTTTTTTTATATCCGTAATCCTGACTATGTCGGGAGGGCGACGAATACAATACCTTCGGGAAATAAGTCCAGCCCTTACCTTGTACGGGGTTTTCGAACCTCCCGACGCCATTGTCGAAAATGGCTTGTGTAAAAACAAATAGTACGAGGATTAGATTATGTTAACTCAACTCTCAACATTCCTTTTTGAAACTCATATCATCCGCACTTTATCTATTAACAATGAACCTTGGTTTGTGGCAAAAGATCTTTGCAATGCTTTAGATATTTCAAACCCAAGTAAAGCTATTATTAATTTAGATGAAGATGAAAAGATGGTATCTTCCGACTCTAACTTAAAGTTAGGGTCAGCAGGAAATGGGGCTCAAAGCCTAAATTTAGTTTCAGAAAGTGGAATGTACACCTTAATTTTACGCTGCCGTGATGCAGTGAAAAAAGGATCTGTTCCACACCGCTTTAGAAAATGGGTGACAGCAGAAGTCCTACCCCAAATCAGAAAAACGGGTAAATATGAAGTCCAGTCACAACAACTTGCTTTGCCTGAACCTGATTTAAACCTCACAGCCATTCAAAACAGCGAAGAAACACTTGCTTTAATTATCCAGTTGTATAGCTACTGTTTCCAAGCACACGAAATGCAAGAAAAGTTGCAGAATACAAGTATTGCCAAGTTAATGGAAAACCAAATTGGCGGGCAGTATCTCTACAACTTCAAACATCCTTTAGAACAGGTTATGGCGAAAGCGAAGAAATACGTTCACGCTAACACCGAACGCTTAGCACTCGTTAAAGCCGTAAACAACCTACTCAATTAAAACTCACTGAAAACCGACCGCACTTTATCGTGTGGCGGTTTTCTGCACCCAAAATTCAGCAAAAGAGTTAAAACGCCAANTTATCCAAGTAATTTATTCTTTTCAATCCATTGTTTAATTACAGGAAAGAAATACAAGCAACAACGAACGAAAAGAATAATTGAACAAATTTTCGCAATATAGCCCAATTGTGCAGCAGTGAGTGTTATGCCAAAGAAAATAAAGAGTTGTTGTTCACCCAAAATTAAAAAATTAAGGGAAATTACCACCGCAATAAGCACATAGTTAATGATTGCAGAACAATATTTCATATATTCACCAATGAGGATTAAGACAATGAAAAAACAAATTAAATCTATATTAGTTACTTTTAAAAAGAAAGAGCCAATCATTATTTTAACCTTTCTGTTGATTGCACTTTTTACATTGTTTTGTTAAGCCAGTAAAAGGAAACGATTATGAAACACATCAATATATGGGATCTAACGGGCGCATTCATTCTTGCGCTTATTCTTGGTATTGGTTGTCATCCAGTATCAGCAAACGAACAAGAAACAGATTATTACAATCACTATCTAAGCGAACAGATTAGCAAAGAACGACTTGCAAAAATGGAACGTGAAGCGAAAGCTGAATGGGCGCAGGAATACGGTGATATCCCCCCAAACTTAGCGAGCGAACAACTGATTTATCTCAAGGTTTACGCACTTAAAGAACAGGAGCGAAGAAATGGCACGCGTCAGAAAGAAAGGCGATAAAACGCTCTCCTACTCTATCGAACCCCATCCAAAAGAACTGGGGTTTGTTGTTATTGAGCGTATTGGCAAAAACCAAGAAAACAAAACAGGCTGGCAGCGCAATTTTGCTAGTGAGTGTTTATGTAAAACAGCAATAAAACAACGGCAGAAAAGCAGAGAGGAGTTTTTAAACGCCTCATGTAAGCCAGCAAGACAATTTTACATTTGACGGATTTCAGAAAATGAAAAATAGACGATTTTTACCTGCTTGGCAATGTGATAGTGCTGATGATTACTACGCACAGTTTGAGCAGAAAAAAGAACCAGAAGACGATCCTGATGATTGCGATGATGAGCGGTTTGTAGAACAGGATATCAAATATCACAACGGCGACAGGGGTTAATTATGACCGAGAAAGTTAATAGAAAGAAAATAGATCGCATTTATGAAATGAAGAGAAAGAAAAAATTGAGACAGCTTAAAAAGTGGATCTTTAACGGTGAAATTGACACTAACTCAATTTATCGAATCTTACAAAAATACAACACAACATTTCCATTCTAAGAGGTTGAATCATGAAAGTTTATATTGATATTGAAACTATCCCGACACAAAACCATGATTTCCAAGCCTATGTGTGCGAAACCTTGAAAGCCCCTGCCAATTATAAAGACCCTGAAAAAATTAGTGCTTGGTTGGAAGAAGGCAGAATGGAAGCCGTAAATAAAACCTCGCTTGATGGAGCGTTTGGAGAAATTGTGGCAATTAGTGTTGCCATTAATGATGAGCCTATCCAAACCTTTTATCGCGAAGATTGGCAATCGCCCGATCGAGAATGGGATATTTTAACCCGCTTTAACTGCTACCTGATAGAGAAAGCCAACAAATGCAAAACAGTACCGATATTCATCGGGCATAACCTTACCAAATTTGACGGCTTGTTTATATGGCATCGTCATATCATTAATGGCGTTAAGCCTTATTACAAAATAGATAACCGTAACACTTACGACACGATGTTGGAATGGTGCGGTTATAACAGAGAAAAATCCCCATCATTAGATAAGCTATGCAAAGTGCTTGGTATTGAACAAAAAGGCGATATTGACGGCTCAAAAGTTTGGGATTTTGTGCAAGCAGGCAAGATTAATGAAGTCGCAGAATATTGTGCAAAAGATGTTGAGCGCGTGCGAAAAATATATAAACGAATGACATTTCAAGATTAAACCATAAGCTGCTTGATTAGCAGCTTATTATTGGAGAATAAAATGAGCATTTATCACAAGTTAGCGCAAGCTAGAGTTAAATTACAAGATAAAGGTTTGGAAAAAACAGGTAAGAACGGTTTTATAAAAGTAAAAGTTTATAAAACAGGAAAAGATGGCAAAACATTCACTTCTGATGAACCAATGCCCTATTTTGAATTAGGCGATTTTTTGCCAGAAGTTAACAAAATTTTTGAAGAATTAAAAATGTGTAGTGTAGTTAGTTTCACAGAGAAATTGGCAACGCTCACTATTTTTGATTCAGAAAGTGATGGGAGAATTGAATTTACTTCGCCAATGCCGACTGTTCCTACTTTAACAAAAGATGGTTCGCCTATAGCGTCAAACAATCTAATGCAATCAATAGGGGCATTACAAACATATCAAAGACGTTATTTATATATGGCTGCCTTAGAGATTGTGGAGTGTGATGCAATAGATTCTCAAGATTTCAAGAAGGCTGAAGATACCCCAAAGCAAAAATCGCAAGGTGGCTCAAAACAGCCTGCCCAGCAGAATACGAGTTCTGGACAGGTTAAAAAATCATTTGATGAAATGATTAATGAGAGACTAAATCAATGTAAATCAAAAAAAGAATTGACTAGTCTTTACGATCCGTTAGTCAAATGGGTTGGAGAAAAACATCCAGACAAGGTAGATGAATTTAACATCATCTACAACGACAAAGTATTGAGTTTTATGTAAGGGGTAAATTATGGCAGGTGTTAATAAAGTAATTATCGTGGGAAATTTGGGAAACGATCCTGAAATCCGCACAATGCCAAATGGCGACCCTGTTGCAAAAATCAGCGTCGCAACCAGTGAAAGCTGGATCGACAAAAATACTGGCGAACGAAAAACACAAACTGAATGGCATTCTATCGTGTTCTATCGTCGCCAAGCAGAAATTTGCGGTCAGTATCTCAAAAAAGGATCGAAAGTGTATGTGGAAGGGCGTTTAAGAACTCGTAAATGGCAAGACCAAAACGGGCAAGACCGCTACACCACAGAGATTCAAGGCGACGTATTACAAATGCTAGACAGTCGCCAAGATTCACAGCAACAGCAAGCACAGGCACCACAAAATAATGCTTATGCGAATGCGAAAGCTGGAAAGCCTGTACAGCAACAAGCATATAACTTTGAAGAGGATAATATCCCATTCTGAATTCCATATAATTTAAAACACAGAACAACAGCCACTTTAACAAGTGGCTTTTTATTGGGTGAAAATATGAATAAAGAAATCAAAGAATTAATCGATAAAATCGAACAATGGGTTGAGGATCGCGACATCTTCAATGGTTCAACTGTAAAAAAACAGATCAAAAAACTTGCCAAAGAAATTGGCGAGTTATTCAGTGGAGATAACAAAAATAACCTTGATTTAATTAAAGATGGCGTAGGAGGTTGCGTAGTTGTGCTCATTAATCTCCGTAAAATGCTAAATATCGAGGAAACTCTTTTAAATACATATCTAGATTCTGATTACATCTTCGAAGAAGATAATGTATTTGACGCAGATGAACATCTGTTCTGGATATTAAGATTCATCGGATTCCTTTCTGATTATGGTGTTCCAGAAACGGAGAGAACTTATCCTAACTCCGTTAATATGATTTTCTACAACTTAATGCGTTATTGCAGAGCTAAGGAAATAGATTTCATTGATTGTATTCAACACGCCTATGATCAAATCAAAGACCGTAAAGGCAAAATGATTGATGGAGTTTTTGTCAAAGAGGAAGATTTATAATGATTAAAGAAGTATTAAACGAAAGAGAAACAACGCACGGTGATTTTCACGCGGGCGCAATGGATTTTAAAGAGCTGATGAACGTTATTAATAGCGGTAGAAATAATATGGACTCATCGCAATACTATGCGCTCACAATGATAGCTACAAAGATTGTGCGGATTGTAAATGGAAATGCACATGAAGTTGACCATTGGCGAGATATTGTGGGTTATGCAACATTAGGTGGGCGTTTGAATATTGAAGATGAACCGTTAACTGCACAGCCTGCTGTCAACATTTTACTTGTTATTGACTATCCACAGAATTAATTCAGTTATTAAGTAAAACTTAAATACTCAACAGCACGCAATAGCGTGTTTTTTTGTGCCAGAAAAAGGGAAATAAACATGGAATTTACAGGCAAGAAAAAATTTAAAGTTAGCACAAAAACATTTGAATCTATCGAGATTTACGCAGTATTTGAGATAGATTTTGACTTTCCGAAAGTTAAAGAAAGAATTATTGAGATGTCAACATTTTGGTCTGGCTCACCTGAACCAAGTGACCCACTTATTGAGCATATTCAATTTGTTTTACCAATTGCAACAGACTCAGTATATGACATCGCAAGACGAATTTTTTGGTTATCAAGCGTTAACGATATAGATAAGAATTTATGGAATAAAAAAGAAGGTTTTGCTTATTGTGAATATATCGGAATTAAATTAATAGACTTCCATGCTGACGAAGTGAGTGCAGATATTTTCGAAGTTGAAGAAATGGAGGAATAACTATGTTTTGGTTTAAAAACCTCATGATTTATCGTCTCACAAAAGCATTGGATTGGACGGCAGATAGCCTACAAACTGCATTACAACAATGTGAGTATCATCCTTGTCAACAATCAGACATGAGTAAATTTGGGTGGACAAATCCCCTGCGTGGCACTGAGATGTTACATTTTTCGGTGGGAAAACAGATTTTATTATTGGCACATAAAGAAGAAAAGATCTTGCCTGCCCACGTCGTAAAAGCAGAATTGGAGCAACGTATTGAACTGCTTGAGCAAAAAGAAAATCGCAAGTTAAAGAAAGTCGAAAAGCAAGCATTAAAAGATGATGTAGTATCGATGTTGTTACCTCGTGCTTTTAGCAAAAATCAACAAACAGCATTATGGATTGATACTGAAAATCAGCTCATTTATGTGGATGCTGCCTCATCTAAACGGGCAGAAGATGTGTTGGCATTGTTGCGTAAAACGCTTGGATCGTTGCCGGTTGTTCCGCTGACTTTCGCTAAAGCACCAAGCATTGTGATGACGTCATGGATTAATGAAAATCCAACATGGCTCACATTGTTAGAAGAAGTTGAACTTTTAGGCACAACAGAAAGCGGATTAATTAAATGCAAGAACCAGGACTTAAACAGCGCAGAAATTGAGACGATGCTTGAGTCCGACAAAGTTATCACCAAACTATCGTTAGAATGGGAAGATAATTTGTCGTTCATTCTATGCGAAGATGGCACTCTCAAGCGTTTAAAATTCGCTGATGATGTGCTAGAGAAAAACGACGACATTCTCAAAGAAGATATTGCCCAGCGTTTTGATGCGGATTTTATCTTAATGACAAGCGTTCTTTCCGAGCTAACAGAAATGCTGCTTGATGAGTTTGACGGTGAGAAAGAAACAGTATAAGCCACTTAATTGTGGCTTTTTTATTATGAGGAATTTAACTATGACAGAAACAGAAAATAAATACTTCACAGTAAATATTTATGATGAAAACAGTATTTCATTTCACAAAACCGAAGAAGAAGCTCAAAAAGCGTGCTTAAATGGTGCAGAAGATTTGTACGATCATGCAACATATAATGATGATATCAGTATCTATACTGAACAGGAGCATAATGCAGTTTATGGTAAAGTTCTTGGAAAAGCTAAATCTAAAGAAAGAGAATTAACTGAAGAAGAGAAACAGTCAGGTTGGTATGACGAAATTGATTATATTATTGAACACCCAAAGATTGTTGAATATCAGAAATGTGATGGCTGGATTAGTGTAAAAGATAGATTGCCCAGTGAGAGAGAGGACATTCTGATTTGCACAAATAGAGGGGAAATAAAAATAGCGTGGCGAGATGATGTTTTCTTCATGTCTCTTCTTACTTACCATCTATCTTCAGTAACTCATTGGCAACCACTTCCACTGCCACCGAAAGTATGAGGGTATTTATGAATAAAGATTGGATTAAAAATCTTAAAGTTGGCGATACCGTATATTTTTTAGAAACACTCATGCGCTCAAACATTGAACATGAGGCTGAAGTCTTAAAAATTGGAAGAAAATATTTAACAATTAGAGTGCGCGGTCGAGATAGAAAGATCAATTTATCTAATGGGTATGAAGAAGGTAAATTATCCGGAATGGTGTACGGTCGTATTTATAAAGATAAAAAAGACTACTTGTATAGCTTAAAGCTGGAAGAATTGAGGATTGCCGTTAAAGGAAAAATGACCTCAAGCTATTCTAAATTAACATTAGAAGATGCTGAAACTATAAGTAATATTTTAAATAAATACACAGAATAACCGCAACAATGTTTATTTGACAAACCACTCTCTTTCGGATTAAGATAACCGCACTACAAGCCGTTTTGAACGGCTTTTTTTGTATCTGCAAATAGGAGATTATATGGCAAAGCGAGAAATTCTTTATGAAGGGGTTTTAGATTTAGCAGGAGTGGATATTCCTTGCTACGTCCTTGATGATGGCACTCGGGTTCTTTCAGGACGTAAAATGCAAGAAGCATTAAAGATTGTTGATGTTGAAGAAGGTAAACAAAGTGCCGGGACAAGATTACAGCGATATTTGACTCAAAAAACGCTTGAACCCTTTATTTATAAGGATAGAGAGCTGGACCACTTCAGCCCGATTATCTGCTATCGCGGTACACAAAAAATCAATGGCTATGAAGCAACCCTTCTTGCCGATTTGTGCGACGCTTTCCTAGAAGCTAGAAAACACATCTCACTTTCTCCACGCCAAACTATTATTGCTGAACAATGTGAAATTCTCATCCGAGCTTTTGCCAAAGTTGGTATCACCGCTCTAGTTGATGAGGCAACAGGTTATCAATATGAACGTGAGAAAGACGAACTTCAACAAATCTTACGGAAATATATTAGCGAAGAACTTTTACCTTGGCAAAAACGTTTCCCTGATATTTTTTACAAAGAGTTATTCCGCTTAAATGGTTGGGATTATACTGTTAAAGGCATACAAAAACGACCTGGTGTTGTAGGCACTTGGACAAATAAACTGATTTATGAACAATTACCAAAAGGCGTATTAGAAGAGTTAAGAAACAACATTCCAAAAAGTGAAAGTGGGAACAGTACAGCACGTTACCATCAACTTTTAACAGATGATATTGGTAGTCCACATTTAACAGCACAAATAAATCAAATTGTCACCCTCTTTCAGCTTTCCGATAATATGAAAGAAATGTGGAATAACTTCCAAAAGCTGAAATTACGTCAAAGTGGACAATTGGATTTACCCTTTTCCTTTGATAGCAAAGGGCACACAAAAGAAAATTAAATTTGACAAAAACCGCCAATAACGGATAAGATAACCGCACTATACAACGCAAGCGGTCATCCGCACCCGACAATTAGCGGTTTTTTTGTACCTAAAATTTAGGTAGCGATCAATTATGATCGGGTCGAGAGAGCCTAATACAATACCCTTGTGGAAATAAGCTCCGCCAGCTTGCGTTGGTAGTTGAAGCCCGATCACCCACTAAGTGATCGACTAACTAAACTAAAACGCAAGGTACAAAAATATGTCAAATATCAATTCCTTTAGAAGTCTATCCATCGACACGATAGACGAAATCAACAAACTTACCGAACAAGCCAAATCACTTATCCAAATTGTTTTGAATGATGGAAACGATCTCTCGTGTGGATTTGCATCATCTCAACAGGTTATTACTGGTACGCTCTGGGCAGCTTTAGATCTCGTCTCTCAAACTGACCACCACATTTCTAATGCAAAACAATAGGAATTTTTATATGAACACATTAATTACATTCAATAATGAAAATTTAACTATGAGCAGTCGTGAAATTGCGGAACTTGTAGATGTTCGCCACGATAATGTGAGAAGAACTATTGAAACCCTCGCGGACAAAGGAGTTATAACTTTACCTCAAATTGAGGAAAAGCCAACAAAAGGGCGTCCAAGCCTAGAATATATATTTTCTGGCGAACAAGGTAAGCGAGATTCAATTATTGTTGTTGCTCAACTTTGTCCTGAGTTTACCGCTCGACTTGTTGATCGTTGGCAAGAATTAGAAAATCAAATCCGACAACCACTTGATCCAATACAAATGCTCAATGACCCTCGAACTTTACGTGGATTACTAGACAATTATACTGAAAAAGTTCTGGTATTAGAGCATAAAGTCGAAGAAATGAAACCGACTGTGGCAGCTTTCGATCGCATAGCTACTAAAGTAGAGGGATCAATGTGTATTACTGATTCTGCTAAACACTTAGGTATCAAACCAAAATTTCTGTTTGATTTCCTATCATCACAAAAGTGGATCTATAAACGACCTGGTAACTCTAATTGGATTGCTTATCAAGATAAACTACAACAACTATTACTTGAACATAAAATCCATGTAGCAATGCGTGATGATGGCACAGAAAAAGTTTGTGAGCGTGTATTAATAACTGCAAAAGGGCTGACAAAACTCGCAAAAATATTTGAATTACAGCAAGCAGCATAAGAAAACCGACCGCACTTTTGTGCGGTTTTTTGTTATCTAAAAGAAAGGATTAAAAAATGAAAGAATTTGATTTAGAAAAAGCATTAAATACAAAAGATTAGACAAGAAACAACTAATGATAGTTGAAGTTCCAGATATAGTAAGACCGCGGTAGCGGTTTTTTTTTATTTTAGAGATCTAAAAATGGAAAAAGCACTCACTATAAAAGAGGTTGCAGATAGATTGAATATGAGTGTTTCAGCGGTAAGAAATCAAATCTATAACTGGAACTTCTTTAAAATGAAAGGTTGTCGTGGTTGGCGAATACTTGAATCAGATCTTGCTAAGCATAAAGAATGGTCTAATAATAATAATCGATTGGCTTTGTCGGTCGATGATAAGGAGATTTTATGTCGATCTACAAAAGAAAAGGAGATGGCCCGTGGTGGGTTGATATCTCATCGCCAAACGGTAAAAGAATTAGACGATCTTCTGGATCGTATGTAAAAAAACAAGCACAAGAATATCACGACAAGTTAAGAGCTGAAATGTGGAACATTGACAAGCTCGAGAAAAAACCGACTTATTTGTTTGAAGATGCATTGTTGCAGTATTTAAAATCAGCAGAAGGACAGAAAGATGTTGTCACAAAAAAACGCCATGCAATTTATTGGCGTGAAATATTTGCTGGAAGAGAGTTAAATTCTTTGACTACTCAAGAGATTGTTTCTCATATTCCGACAAAAAATATGAGAACAGGTGAAGTATTAAGCAATTCTACCCAAAACAAATACAGGCAATCTATTGCGATGATATTAAATCTTGCGCATAAAGCTGGATATATTGAGAAAATTCTTTATTTACCGAAGAAGAAAGAGCCGCCAATTCGTGTGCGTTGGATTACTAAAGAGCAAGCTAGATCTTTGATTGATAATATTCGCACTGATTGGATGAAAGTCATCTGTTCTTTTGCATTAATGACTGGAGCAAGAAGAACAGAGATACTTTCAATGACATGGGATAAGATCGACTTCGAGAGGAAAGTGGCGATTGTTTCAAATGACGTTGCAAAATCAGGTAAAGCAAGATCGCTACTATTAAACGAAGAAGCTATAAGACTGTTAAAAAGTCAAAAAGGCAAACACTCTAAGTACGTTTTTGTCGGCAGACATAATAACAGACTAAATGATATTAACAGAAAATCTTTCATGCTTGCAGCGAAAAAATGTTTTTTAGTTGATTTTCATTTTCACGATCTTAGACACACTTGGGCAAGCTGGCATGTACAAGCAGGTACGCCACTCTTTACATTAAAAGAGCTTGGTGGCTGGGAAACACTAGAAATGGTTAAGAAGTACGCCCATCTCAACGCAGATCACTTACTTGAACACGCAAACAAAGTGGAATTTAATGGTACATTTACGGCACACGACAAAAAATCTAAAGTCTTGAGGTTCGTCGCGTAG